CCGAAGTAGCCGGCCGAAGCCTGCGTGACGGAACCGACGAAGATGGAGCTGTTGCTCCAGATTGCTCCAGAGCTAAAAGCCACTCCCTCGGGTGCGGTATCGTATGACGCCCTGCCAATCAAAACGGAATTTACGCCGAAGACCTCAGCGGCCGCCTGCTGGCTGGCGTTGAGGATCGTGTCAGTCGAAAGACCAGTGCCGCGCAAACGGTTTTGGAATTTCGTGCTCGCGCGGATTCGGGTCCATACGCCTGCCGACATGACAACAGCAAGATTCGACACGCTCTCGCCCTTGGCGAGCAAGCGGTCGATTGCGTCCTGCACGTCAGCGCCGACATCGAAGGTGGCCAAATTGGCAGTCGTGTAAGCGGTGCCGGAGTTGGTCGCGGTGAACGTCGAGTTGTCGAAGATTTTGGCAGCGACGCGAAGCTCGTGAGCGAGGAGCAGTTTGCGCTTGGCGAGCTTGGCGGCCATCGTCTCGGCGTCGAAAAAACGCGCAAGGTCGTAGCTCACTGTATCGTCTACACTTTCCTCATATCCGTATTCTAAAGCCAAGAAATTATCTTGGTTGAAAGCGCGCGTGCCACGAGGATAAGCGCTGTAAGGCGCGCGGTTCTTGACGTCGCTCTTGAGGAGTTGACCCTCTTTAAGAACGAAGGTTGGGTATTGGCCGGCGCGGACGGGAACGTCCAAGATCGGCATCACTTGGGTGCCAATGAGCCCGGCCTCGAGCTCCTTAGCCTGCTCGACGACTCCGGCGATGTCTGCGCGAAAAATAGCTGCTGAATTGCTGTACATTTGATTTATTTTTTAAGGGTTAGAGATTCTTCGGCAGCATCTCGATGATGGCAGAAGCGTCAGAAGCGGTAGAGAGCGACTTGCCCACAGTAATCGTGCCGGTAATGGCTACGGTCCCGTTGGCGGTTGAATACAAAGTGTCATTTACCGTGACCGGGCCGGCGAGCAAAGTGGCCTTGACGGTGTTGCCGCCGAGGAATTGCACGGTGACGAAATCGCCGCTTGCAGCGTCGATCGTTGCCACGCCGTCAGGCAGGGAAGCGGTGGCGGAGAGACCGACGCCGCGGTTGCTGGAAATCGACACGAGGCGGAACGCGGTGATAGCCGCGTTCGCGACGAACGTGCCGCTGTTTTGGTATGAAGTTGCCATGGTAGTTGGGTATTAGAGTTTGACGAGTTCGCCGCCTTGAACGCGTGCGCGATACGCAGCGTAAAGGTCAGCATGGTTTTTGATCGCGAAGGTGATGGCCGAGGATTTGTCGCCCTTGAGCTCGGTGGCTTTAGAGGCAACGACGTCTTCGAACTTCTGGACCTGCACGACTGGTTTGACTGCTTCGGCCGAGGCAATCGGAGCGGCTGGCGCACCGAAGCTCTTGGCAAATTCTTTGACGGCAGCGAGCGCCGCGGTGTTGGCGGCGAGTTGCACGACTTCGTTTTGCGCGCTCATCATGGCGGGCTTGTCTTCTTTCGGAGCGAGAGCTGCTTCGAGCTTCGCGACTTTTTCATTCATGCTCATCATGGCAGATTGAATCATGCCCTCGATGGCCTGTTTCATGTCGTCATTCATGGTTGGTAATTTGATTTCGATTTCTGCTTCCGGCGACTCGCTGACATCGCTCTCAAGTTGGTTGAGTTTGCGCGCAAAAAATCCGCTAGGATTTGCGGCAGGTGTGCCTACAATATCCACGCTGAAAATTTCTGAGCACCGTTGCAAAGTGGTGAGCTTGTCGGCGCTCTTCTCGGACGGACCGGAAAACGCGATTGAAAGCCCGAACGTGTCCGGGATGCGCTCGGCGATCTCCAGGATGTACTCCCGATGCGGCGAAGTCTTAAGCAAGTGCAGGTCGCCGAGTAGCTTGTCGCCGCTGATACGCATCGTGTCGATAAATCCGACAATGTCGCCGGCGCCGCCGCTGTGATTTAGAACAACCTTAAGCCCGCCGGTATATTCTTCGGCGGCCGCTTTGACCTGCTCGAGGGTCTTGTCGTCAATCATGACGCCGTGACCGAGCGCCGGCCCTTTGGTGATCAGCGAGACGCCGCGGATGATGCCGGATTCGGCGTCGATGACGCCGGCCGAGGCTGAGAAAGTGATGACTTGTTCCATCGCTGATGCGATGGCCGTCAAAACCGATCAGCGCTTGACCTTCTTTTTCCTGACCTTCGGAGCGATTGCGACGACCGGCTTCTTCTTCGCCCCGATCCAAGGAGCGACGGCAAAGACGATTCCCAGGCCAGCCGCGACGCTGGCGAAGCGTTCAAAGGTCAGCAAAGCCGAGTCGGCGGCGTCTTTGTGCGTGCGCGAGACGGTGAGCTTGTCGAGCAAGAGCTTGTTAATAAGCGCGGTCATTGGCTCGATGACGCCATAAAGTTCTGCGGTCATGCTCGGCGAGTTCAGCGTTTCGATTTCGCCCTTATCGCACGCCTCGCGCGCTTTCTTCAAATAGGCTTTGACGAGTTTATGCTGGGCCACGAGTTCCGAAGGCTGACCAAACTCGGAGATCAGTCGCTCGGCTTCGCTCTCCAACTTGGTCAGCGAAGCGCAAAACTCTTTTCCGTCGATCAGTCCTTTGCTCGCCTTCGCCTGACCGTCCACAATCGCCAATCCGTAAATGTCGAAAAGCGGACTTAGCACGTTGCTCGTCAGCGAAAACTCTCGGTCGCTCGCCGCAATGTTCCCCGAAACCTTTTGCACCGTCATCACTCCGACGCCCGAAAAGCAGACGACGGTTGCGGCCAGCGCAGCGGTGATCAGCTTCGGGTTCATTTCTTCAAGAGCTTGCTCGGATTCTTGGAATACTTCTTTGCCAAATTTGTAATGCCGTCGATAATCTCAGGAGAGATGACGCCCGCAACGCCGTAGGTTATCGCCTTCACGAATGAGCTGACCTCGATTTGCTCGACGACGAACCACGCGATTGAGCTGACGATTGCGGCCATCACGATGCGCCGAATGGATTCCCAAACGTCGCCTTTGATTGGATTCGCCAGCAAACGCGCGGTCATTCCTGCGCCACCGATGACAGCCGTGAGCCATCCGGTTTCTTTCCAGAGGCGAGCAACCTCGATAAAGTCTTTGGGCTCCGTGCTCATTTCTTGCGGGTCATCCTATCGCCAAACCACCATCCGATGCAGTTGAACGCGCAGAACTGAATTTCATCAATCATGTCTGCTTGCTCGGAAACCGTGACGCGAAAGAAAACGATGGTCACGAGCACGAGGAGGAGCAGCGTGATGACTGGGCGAAAAAGCGTGATGGTGTTCGCAGCCCACGGCGAGATGTTGTCGGGAGGCGTGGCCGCTTGCTGACTAGCCGTGAACGCATCCCATTTCGCCTTGTCACTGGCAATCTCGGCCATGACTCGTGCCTCCTCTAGCTTACGCTTGTGCTCTTGGGCCGACTTGTAGTTATCGAAAAAGCCGTTGCCGATGCGGAGCAAGACACCGAGCGCACCGCCACCGAGAGCATTTGTGATAAGATCGAGCATGGCTTATACCTTCTTCGGATTCGTCAAACGACGGAAAATAAAATACGGAAGCCAGACCCACTTTTGCATTTTTATAATCTGCACGCTGGTATTCTCGATGCGCGGCATCTCAGCATCCCAGAGCTTCACGCGAATTGGCGAGCCATCCGGTGAGCAGCAATTCACGAGGCTTACGTTGCGCGTCGGCGCGCTACCTTTGACCCAGTAGTTGGAGTATTGGCCTAGTTCGACCGTACCAGAAACAACGCAATTCGAGAGGGTAAATCCGTCGATGCTACCTTTGACCGTGACCGAGCCTTGAATCGTGCAGGACTGAATCAGGTAATTGCTACCGCGCACGCAATCAATCGAGTCCTCACGGCTAGATGGAATCACTAGTCCAATAGCCGTTAGGTTGCTCACGTTTGAGCACTTAAACAAGTCGTCCCATTGCTTAGGATCGCTTGGAGCTTGCCAGTCCTCAGACGTAACCAGCTTGCCGTTGTCCGCAGGGCCAACGTAGCTGCGCCAGTTCGTGTCGGAAGTTCCGGCCATGTTACTCAGCTTTCTTCTCTTCTTTGGGCTTCAAGGCTTCGACGAGCACTTCCGCAGACTTGCGGATGATGTCGTGTTGCTCGGCTGGCAGAGGAGCGAGGCGGGCGGCGGCGTATAGGTTGTTGAGGGCTTGTTCGGTTGTCATGTTATTTTGCTTCGAGTGCAGCCAAACGTTGAGACAATGCCGCGACTTGGGCAACTAGATTTGCGTTCAGCTCTTTCATAGCATTAACCAAAGCAGCCATAACTGGGCGGTCAGAGAATGACAACATTCCATCAGCATTTTCACCGATAGCTTCTGGAATTAACGACTGAACTTGCTGCGCTGAAAAACCAGCATAGTCATCGCGGGTTTGGTCTAATCCGCTTTCCTCGGTGTAACCGTGAAGGATCGGATTGATGGCAAGAATCTCAGCAAGACCGCGAGAGAATGGGCGGATGTTTTTCTTTATGCGTTCATCCGATGCCGCAGTAATGTTTCCAGAAGCATCCGTGGTGAGCGCACCAGCGCCGTAGGTATTAAACCTTACGGCGCCGCTTGCTGTTAAAGTAATCGCCGTACTACTAGCAACTGCACCACTTGCGGCTATTTTAAATTTTCCTGAATCAGATCGGTCAACACCAAAAGCCCAATCTTGTTGACCAACGGTGGTCATGCCAATCTGCACATTGCCAGAAGATGAGTTAGCCATGCGCTGCTTTACATCTACACCGCTACGAGTGATGTCTAATGCAAAACCCGCGTTTGGCGCTGCACCAATGCCGACATCACCCGTCGCGCTCAACGCGCCTGTAACAGCGAGTCCGGTGGAGGAGAAGGTGCCAACGGTTGTGCCATTTGGAACCTGAAAATTTACTGAAGTTGCTCCTTTAATAAAAAGGTTAGTTCCGTTGCCTCCAATAATTGTTGTGCCGCTTATGCGATAACCATTATCCGCCGCAGTTGAGTTAAAATAGTCACCAGCAGTAACAATTCCCGTCGCGCTCAACGCTCCCGTCACGGCAAGGCCGGTGGTTGTAAGACTAGCATATTTTACCGCATTAACGTAAAAACCCAGTGGGTGATTACTTGTCGTTCCAAAAAGTCCTTCCCCAGAACCAATAGTGCTTGCGGCTTGAACGAATACGCTTGGCCCTGTTGTCGCCGTCGTGTCTTGCACGGAAAGCAAAGGATTGCTCGCATTGGAAAGCGTGATGCCACTATTGGCATTGACCGTCGTAGCCGCCACAGTGCTCCTTGTCGTCGCGCCCACCGTGCCGTTGATGTTGATGGAGGCCGTGCCTGTTAGGTTTGTCACCGTGCCGCTTGTAGGCGTGCCCAGCGCACCGTTAAACAACACCGGAGCACCCGCGCTGCCAGTATTAACCGCCAGTGCCGTAGCGATGCCCGTGCCGAGACCCGAGACGCCCGTGCTGATGGGCAGACCCGTGCAGCTCGATAGCGTGCCGCTGGAGGGCGTGCCGAGGATTGGCGTGACTAGCGTAGGACTTGTAGCAAACACCGCCGCGCCGCTGCCCGTTTCATCCGTGAGAGCAGCCGAGAGATTGGCCGACGAAAACGAGCCGAGCGAGGTGGCGTTGCCAACTGAGGTGATTGCGCCAGTGAGATTGGCATTTGTCGCGTCATTACCGTTCAGCTTTTGAATAGCTTGCAGAATACTATCGGTGGCCGCTACTGTGCCCGCGCCACTAACGTAGCCAGTGAGCACTTTAGCAATGACTGGAGCATTGGTTAGCGTCGTTGCATTACCAACACTCGTTACATCGCCCGTTAGATTGGCGTTTGTAACTACCGTAGCCGCAAATGAGCCTGTACCGCTACCTGTGACGCCGCCTGTAAGGGTGATGGTCTGATCGCCCGTGTTCGTGCCGCTGAGATTGCTACCAGTCACTGCACCAGTGGCTGCAATTGTGCTGCTTGCCGTAACCGTTGTGAAGGCACCCGTAGATGGGCTAGAAGCCCCAATAGCCGTGTTTGTAAGGCCAACAGACGAATAGTCCGTGCTCGCCCCAACAACGGCTCCTGTGCGACCAAATACGCTGCTAACAGCGTCCGTCAAATCAACCTTCTCCCAAGCCGTACCGTTGCTGATAATCCAGTCGCCGATGGCAAAAGTAATGCCAAACTGCGTGCCAGCCGCGCTTACAACGTAGTAGTCGCCCTTGCTTGTAGCCGCAGGAGGATCAACAAGCGTAGGAGAGTTAGCAGCCGCACTCCATGTCCCTTTGTAATTGACCTGTCCGGCAGTTAAAAGGGGCGGGGAATAATTGGTGATTTGGTCGAATAGTCCGGACATTTTAGAGGTAGTTGAGTTCGCTAATCGTGAAGATACCGGAACCGCTGACAGCAATTACTTTAGTGGATTCAGCCCATGTA